ACGACGAGACCGGCAATCGCCACGATCGCCGCCAGGCCCGCGACGACCGGGTTGGCCGCCAGGATCCCAAAGGCCAGGCTGAGGATTTTGACGGCCACGGCAACGCCCTTAATCACCGTTATCAGTGCGCTAAACAACGCGATCGTCTTGCCTACGACAACCATCGCAATCCCGATCGCAAGCAGCGTCACCGTGATTTTGAGGATCGTAACAACAAGCTCCCGGTTCTTCTTGATCCAATTGGCAATGTCCGCATTCATTTTCTTTATCGACTCGCCGGCGTTCAGGAGCGGGGCTTCGATCGCATCTCCGATCTCGTTAAACGCCGCAATCGCCCCCTGGATCATCTGGCCCCAGGTGTGCGAGAGACCGCCGGCCATTTGCTTGTACTTTTCCTCTGCTGTGCCGGCCCGATCGGCAACGGCCTCCAGGTTCTTATCCAAAACCTCAAGGTTCTGCGCGAGGATCACGATTCCCGCCGCCGCCTTCTTCGGAATCCCCGCCGCGATGATCTGCCCGAGATCCTTTCCTTCGAACTGGCGGACGAAGTCCATGAAGTGCATGCCTTCCTCGGCGGCTTCAAAGAGCCCCTGCCTTAGCGCAGTCATCGCCCGGGCCGGTTCCTCGACTGACACGATCGTAGCAACGGCCGCCGCGAGTTCCCCAAGGCTCAGGCCGGCCGCTTTCGCCGTGGGCGCAACCGTGCCGATCGTGGTCGAGAGTTCCTCGAAATTGATTACACCCTTTTCGACGATCACCGCCAGGACATCGACGATATCCGCCGCGTCGCTTGCTTCGAGTCCAAAGCCTCGCATGATCCGGACGATTGCTTTGACTGCAATCTCCGTATCGGTGATTCCCCCGATCGCGCCTTTCATAGCAGCTTCCAGAACCCCGAGCATCTCCGCCGGCGCTACCTGGGCGGACAGAAGATCGTACATCCCCTGGGCGATCGTCGCGGTACTCTGGCCGAATTCTACGGCCATATCCTTGGCCGCTTGCGAGAAGATCGGCATCCACTTGCCGGCCGCGTCGCCAAGCATCGTCGAGACCATCCGCATATTCTTGTCAAAACTGCCAAAGACTTTCGCGCCCATCGCAAAGGGAGCCGCCATCAGCGCCGCGACTTTTATCAGCTTCGTCCCGATCGCTGTGACGGCGGATCCAAACGCCTTGAGCCGGCGCTGGGCTCTGTTGAGGCCCTTCGTCAGCAGGTCATGCGTACCGATCTCGACGTATGCCCGCCCCGCTCGTATGCCTTGCGCTCCAGCCATTGCTACCTACAGCCTTTCAGCCGCCTCCGACCGAGCCCCGCCACTTGTCTGCCATGCTCGGGACTTCCTTCTCCATCGCCGGCCCCATAAACGGGTGTTTCCTGTAAACGACAACCTTCTTGACCCCGCGCTTACCGCTGGTGTGGATCCGCGTCCGGACCGTCGCCCCGCCAAACTCCAGAAGGTTCGGCGCCTCGCCTTTCTTGAACCTGAGTGGACCGATAACAACTTCGTCCATGTCCGGACCCATGGCAAAAAACAGCAGCCTTCGGATGTCGCCGGCGTGAGAGTTTGGCGGCTGGCCCGGGCGCGACACCTTCTTGCCCTTGCGGATCGATGTCCTGGCCCGCCGGCGGACAAATGCCCCGATCTTGCCAAGCGCCTGGCGAGTCGCCCTGTCCATCGCACTCATCACGATCGGCGAATCGAAAAACAACAGCCTGGTCTTCATGTAAACCATCCGGATCCGCCTCACTTCTTCTTGCGGCCGGTGGCGCGTCGCGGCGCCTTGCCTGGTTCTCGCTTGTAGATCTTCAACTTGTCGGGGAGTTTCTTCGACTCGCCAAGGGCATTGACTCTATCCGCCCCAAGCGCCTTCCGCGCTTTGGCCAGGTTCACGGCAATACAGGCCAGGAACTTCCGGCCGGCGGCTTTCTTGAAGCGCGGCAGATCGGTGATCTCGACGCCCTTGCCGCCCTTTGCCAATTCCGCTTCGTACGTCACGCCCTGGGCGATCCGCTTGCCGGCTTTCGCCTTCTGCTTGCGGAGGATCACCTTGAGCGCCGCGGTCTGTAGTTCTTCCTTCGCTTTGAGCCCGTGGATCTCGTCGCGCAGGGCCCCAAGGGCGTCGACGCTTTTGGCCAGGTCTTTCTTCGTCATCAGGAGCTCCTAATCCGCATGGCGCACCGGGATCTTGGTGGCGCTGTTCTTTGCCAGGTTTCCGCCCTTCTCGAGTTCGGCGTGCTTGACGCCGATCGCCTCTCGCAATTCGGCCTCAACCTTGGCAGTGGCCGCGTGCCCTTCCTGGCCTCTGTAGACCTGCAGGACATAGTTCAACGCGGAATTCAGACGATCCCAGCCCTTATTGACCGCGCCGCCACCGTCCGGAATCGCCTTTTCCGCCCGCTTGATCGCCGCGATGATCGTCCCCTCGTAGACCTTCCACGCCGGCCTCGCCAGGTAGACGCGTTTCAGCAGCCAGGCGAGCAAGGCGCCAACCACCATGATCCCGAGCGGCGAATTCATCGCTTCCCAAATTGCGTTCATGTCATTTCTCCTCGCGATCGAATGCGAATGGACCGTTTAGCGGCGGGGCATCGCCCCGCGTTCGCCGTTACAAAATCACAGCAGGCATTTCAGCACCGCTATGTTGTCCGCCCGGACCGGAATTCCATATCCGCTCCGGCCGTCGCCTTTCCAGTAAGGATTGAAATCCGCCGGCCGCATCGCTCTCGATTTCTTCGGGTTCCTATTCACGTTTGCCAACATCGCCAGGGCGGTCGATGTGTGTAACCACATCTCCCGATCGTGCGCTTCTTCCATCAGCATCAGCTCGCGCAGCGTCAGCGGACCGGGGTCTACGCCAATTTTCCCGGCGAGCTGATAGACGATTCGCCAGGCTTCTTCGGCGCTGACGACAACGCGGTTTCCACCGCCGCCAGTTCCTTCCTCAGCTTTTGCTCGAGCTTTGGACTGTCGAGCACTTTTACCGCCGCCTTCACCGCTATCTTTTCCAGCTTTTCGATCTTCGCCAGGGCCTTCTTCAACAGCCCCCGGCGGGGGCTCGGGAAAAAATCCGCCAGTTCTTCCAGGACGGCGCTCGTCGCGCAATCGATCGCATCGCCGCCCATAGCGCGGCCGAAATCTTCGTCGCTGATCTTGGCCGCTTTCGCCTGGTCCTGGCAGACAACGTAAATGAGGTCGCACAAGAGGCACGAATCATTCACCAGGCGCTCGAGCACGCCGCCTTCCATCACCCCCAGGAGGTCGAGGGCAAGCAGGCCCCTTACCCGCTTGACCACGCTTACGTTTATCGCCACCTCCCACGTCCGCTTTTGATTGTCCTGAAACGTTCGCATCAGTATCAGATTTCCTTTCGGCAGGAGGGTTTGGTGTCGAAGCCGGTTTCGGTTTGGGCACGTGAGAGGCCTTCTTCTTGGGTTTTTCCGGTAGTTGCTTCGCAATCTCGATCTTCACGATCGCCGCCAGGCCGCCAGGCGGTAGTGAGCCGCTCCTGATGACCTCGACAACGCCGTCGACCGCCATGTCCCTGAACAGCTCGTCAAACAGGGTCGCAACCGATCGCTTCGCGGTGTCTCTCGTTAATTTCGCCATGTCGTACTCCTTCGCGCCGCGTTTGACGGCGAGCGCGGGGCGTTGCGACGCCGAGCGCGGGGCGTTGCCCCGCCGCTAAACGGTTTATTCGTGGGCGGGCCGTTGGTTATCGCCGTTATGCCGACTCGCCGATAAAGAGCACGTCGTACAACGCCTCATCCGCGCCGTCCTCGTTATCGACCTGGAAGATGTCGGCGCTGTCGGCGGTGATAGCCCACCCGGCCGCCAGATTGTTCCAGGCGACCCAGATCCCGCCGGCCTCGAGCACCTGGCCCTTGGCTTTCGTCTTGCACGGGCCGGTGAACGTGGCGGCCGTGTCCAGGACTACGATGCCCGCGTCGGTCGCTGTGTGCGAGCCGGCGGAATGCGTCAGCGTCTCGTCGCTACGATTGAAGATCGCAAATGCCCTGAGCAGATCGAAATTGACGGCGATACCGGTAACCGGGCTCAGCAGCGTCCCGACCAGGTCAAGCGGATCGTCCGCACCGCCGGCGATCACCCGCCGGTCCCACCATATCTGGTCTGATTTGCCGATCCCCGTCCCAAACGCCAGGGTCAGACTCTTGGCCATCTGCAAGACGGCCGCCGGCGACGCCAGGTCGCGACTCTTCCCGGCCGTCAACTCGATCAGGATACTGAGCTTCGCCCCAAGGGCTGTAATGTCCGTTGCCATGATTACTCCTTCGTGTTGAAAATCTAAACGCTGCGGGCGCGCATGGATTGTTTAGGCGGGGCAACGCCCCGCGTTCGCCGTTAAAGCGCTCGCCGTTAATCGTTTACGCGCCAACCTCGTACCATTCGTGGTGATTTCTCGGCTTGGCCGTCACCGCGATCATCACGCCCTCTTCCATCGGCTGATTGATCGGAAACGACATGATCTCGAAATTCGCGACGAACCCCTCGGTTCCGGTCACGGCGATATCGCCGTCCATGATGGCCAGGAGGATCGACGTGTTGTTGAGATACGCATTGCGGATCACCGCCACGCCGGCGTCGTCCGAGTCGTACTTCAACTCGAAGTCGAGACTGCCATCCTTGAGGCCCCCTCGAGTCTCCTTCCAGCCGCCGCTCTTGCGGGTGGTCATGTCCGCTTCCGCCTTGTCGAGAGGCACGTTGACGTCTTTCGCCAGATCCAGTTCCGTGTAGCTCCCGTTGACGGCCGTCTCGCCGACGCCAAGCGCGGCGGACCCGTAGTACATTTTGCATTCGTATCCAAGTTTGTCGGACATCATTCTACTCCTTTACAAAACCGATCGCGGGGCGTTGCGACGTCGAGCGCGGGGCGTTGCCCCGCCGCTAAACGGTCCATTCGCGCCCGCCGCGTTTCGTTTTTCATGTTGCTATTCCTATTTCTTCGCATTGATGCCAACCGGATCGATCCCCGCCGCCTTGCGTCTCTTCTTGAGTTCTCGAACGTCGATCCTCTTGCCCTTGGCGAGATCGATCCGCTGGGCGTCGGTCGGTATCCAGTTCTTAACGTATGTCTTGTCGCCGATCTCGATGGTGTTTGTCGCCTCGCCGGTTATGCCCCTCAGTGCGGCAGGGAGCTTGGCCGTTTCAAACTCGTAGATCGGCAGTTCGTCAACGTATGCTTTGTTCGTGATTATCATCCGTTTACTCCTCGTTTGAATATCGCCAGGGCGTCGAGCGTGGCCTCGGCGATTGTCCGGGTAGCGGTGGCGATACGCACCCGTTTTATTGTGCCCTTGAAGGGGTTATCGCTCGCCTCTTTAGCACCTATCCCTACAGCGTGCATACCGTCCAAATCAATATCAGAAGAAGCATCTGACCCGATAACCGCCCCATCGACAAGTAGCGAAAAATCGGTTCCATGTCGAACGGCTGAAACCAAATGCCACGTATCATCACGATAGTCCACAGCACCCGCCACCGTTATCCCCACAAACACTCCAGCTTGAAATGCAACGGTTCCGTCGGCCTTAAAATAAAGCCACCACTCTCCCGCCGACCTGCCTTTGTCTACCAACCCACATTCCACATCTGTGGGTATCGATGAAAAATTGGCCCAGACGTGGATCTGGAAATCCCCCGTCCCGAATCGCAAGTTTGCCGCGTCAGCAATCGAGACCAGATCATCGGCCCGATCGAACTCACGACCGGCGGCGGTCACGCCCAGGTCGCCGCCGTTGGCACCCATGTCCCAGCCCATGCCTACGGCGGTCAGGTCTAACGAGTTACCGCTTGTGTCGAAGATGGTCGATGCGGTCCCTTTACTGAATCGCCAGATAGCAGACGGCGAGGCAAGGGCGTATCCATTATAGATTCTCTCGACTTCCGCGGCGGTAGCCTGGTGTCCGTCGTACACGTACCAGTTCCAGAGATTACCATCGAATGAATGACTCGGCGTGGAATCCATCGCCCGACCTATCGCGGTTCTGTCTCCGGTGATATCCGAGAAGTGAGTGGCCGACCAAGATGCACTGTTGATTGTTTCAGCAAACTCTCCATCGACGTAAAAGTCAACGCTGACGCCCGGCGATTCCACGTAGCACACTACCGCAACATGATGATTAGCACCATCGTCTAATGCTGCAATGTGGACGCCGGTATTGGCAACGCCACTTGCAATATCAACGACAACATCGCCCTGATCCAACGACAGAGAAAAATAACTGCTATGGTCATCTTTGTCGCCGCACCAAAACATTGCCTGGAATGCGGCATTGGATGTATTGAACCAACCCGCTACGGTGAACGGGAATTGTGTGAGGATGCTATCTTCACGCGAAGCGTAGTCATCAGTCGCCGCGACGAACGCACCAGCCGGACGCCCGTAGACGGTCCCGTGGTTGCCCTTGATCGACCGATCTCCGATCCGCCCCCGATTGACCGTGGGCAGCATCATCGACAGGTCCATGTCGAGGACAAGCCCGTCGATCAGTGGTTTTGCTATCGGTCGCATTAGCTCACCTGGAACGCGGAATATGCTCCGCCAGTCTCGGCGTCGATGTGAAGCGATGTTAGATCAGCATCGAGCTTAAACTGAATCGGGACACCTGCGGGAGACCATACTCCGTGCGCCTCAGCCGCCGTCTTGCTGGTTGCATCGTCGGTGTCTGATCCGAGATAGACCGCAGTGTCATGTCCGGTGACTTGCACCCAAGACCCTGCTGTGAACCCGTCCATTTTCTCAGCCGTATCTAGTGCCGTGTGGGAAGTGACCTCTGCCGCGTTGATCCCAGTCCCTACCGGGACACGCCACAAGCCAGCCGTCAGGAGCGTCTGGAGGCTCGCCAACAGCACTTCGTTGGCGGTCAGCAGCGTTTCAATGGCGAGTTGAGTAGCGCTGTTGAAATCGGCCCCGCCCGAAAGGCTGACGACTGTGATATTCGCCCCGACCCGCGACAGCGTGGTGTTTCCGGACGCTCCGCGGACGGACGGCTCGAGCGTGAGCGAGTCGTTGTCGGCGCCCGCAACCACAACGAGCGTCGCGGTCAGGCCCTGGTCCGGATAAACGGGCGTCGTGTCGGGCGCATTGACGTTGATCGCGGTAACGAGATTCGCCATCGTCGCGTCGCGCGTCGTCTCGATGTGGACCTCGTTATCCGCGCCGAGCAGCGAGTCGAGGAATGTGTACGTCTCGTCCCCGATCGTGACCGTGTTGCCATCAGCCGGAAGCCCGCCGAATGCGATCGTCCCGCCCGTCTCCGCAAGTCTGAGCCCGGCGATGTACGCGGCGGCGCTCTCGGGCCCCACCTTCGTCAGCATCGCCCCGGTCACGGGGTCGACCCTCAGCGGGCCTGTCGTTTTCAATACCTTCGTATCTTCCATGATTTCAACCAAACGCGGGGCGTTGCCCCGCCGCTAAACGGTCCATTCGCGTCCGGGCCGTTGGTTATCGCCGTTACTGCTTACTGCTTACTGCTTACTGATCACTGGCCTATCTCGCCGCCCGATACGTCACCGTCAGAACGCTCGTGAACTGGCGGAACTCTTCAAGGTGCGCTGGGATAAATACCGGGGCATTCTCCGTCGCGAGCCATTTTCCATCGTCGTCGTCGCCATCGCCTCCGGACATCCGCAAACGCTCGAGATGCCTGGCGATCTCCTGGACGAGCGCCATCAGCGCGTCGAGCTGCTCTCGATCGGTGCCGGACGCCGGATTCAACTTCTTCTGGATCCCAATATCTATCCCATAATCGTGCTGCATCTCGCCGCGAGTACTCCCCGCCGGCGAGGAGACAAAATCTTTCGCGACAACGCTCACCCTGACCGTCTTGAGATCCGGAAGCTCGAATGTCGGCTGGTAGCTGCGCACGGCCTCGAATGCCTGGCTGAAGCCCGCGGCATTCAACTCCGCAACAACGGCGTCGGCAATCACGATGATCTTGGCCTTGTCAGTCATTTTCTTACATCCTCTGTCGAATTTGTATTCACCACGAAAGAACACATAGAACGCAAAGAAAGACGTTCGTTAACTAAATCAATCTTTGTGTTCTTTCGCGTTCTTTCGTGGTTAATCAGTCCGTCGCCGTTACGTCTGTTGCCATGAATCAACTCCTCGCGATCGCGATCAGCAGGGAAGTTATCGCGCCGATCATCGCCGTGCCGGCCGCAAGCAGAATCGCCCAATGGTGCCGGAAGTGACTCGACATACACCGATCGAGCTTGTCGACTCGCTCGTCGATCCGGATCAAGAGATCGTGATCGCTCATCTGTTTGTTGTGGCCGTTCATGTCGTTGCCAGTTGCCAGTTGCCAGTTGCCAGTTGCCATGCCTTATTCCGTGTCCACGTGCTTCGTGTGAATTCGCAGCGTCTTTCGGAAACTGTCACTGTATCGCCAGGGCGGTTCCTGCCCCGGCGCCATTACTTCGAAAACAAACGTCTTTGATCCGACCGTCTCGCGGATCTGCGCGCCTCTGGCCGGCGGGACTTCCACTCCCTCCAACACAAGGTCCGCGGCGAAGATCAAAAAGTCCCGGCTCTGCAACGTTTGCACACCGACGCCTTCGGTCTCGACGTCGAAGCGCGTCGTGCCGATGGTCGCCTCGACCTCGACGCTAAAGCCGCCGTGCGAGTACGTTACCGTACTCGCCGCAAACGCCTTGCGCTTGTCAGCCAGCCACTCCGATCCGGTTTTCAACAGGTTACTCACAGTCCAAAACCAAACGCGGGGCGTTGCCCCGCCGCTAAACGGTCCATTCGTGGGCGGGCCGTTGGTTATCGCCGTTGCCAACTGCCAATTGCCAACTGCCAACTGCCACGCCGTTAAACCTACGACGGCAGCAACGGGAACGTGTACCACGTGGTCGCATCGTAGGCGACAAATATCGCGCTGGTCGACGCGGCCAGTGCGATATGGGTATTCGCCGCGATCGCATTGATCGCGTCGTCCGTGGCCGGCCAGACCTTCAGGACCGCGGCCGCGTTGTTCTTGATGAAGCACATCGCGCCCGCCACGGCGGCCGGCAACCTGACGCCCTTCGTGGCGTCCGCGGCCGAAACGAGCGTGAAGCCATCGGCAACCGGATTCGCGTTGCCCTGGTTGGCGCCGGCGGAGGCCACCGTTGCCGAATCCATCGCCAGAAGGCCGGTTGCGCCAATGTTAAACGGGCCGGACATCGCGACAGAGGCATACTTCGAGCCGCTGCCGATCAGCATGTTGCCCGCCGTGTACGTGACGGCGTCGATATCCGCCAGTTCCGCCAACGTCAGCGCCTCGCTGTACCAGGTGACGGCGTTGTAGGCCACGAGCCTGACCGTCGAATAGGCCGCGATCTCCATCTCGTTGTTGGCCCCGAGCGCGTCGATCGCGTCGGTCGTGTTCGGCCAGATCTTGAGTACGGCATTGGCGTTGTTCTTGATGATGCACATCGCGCCGATCGTCGCCGTCGGCAGGATAACGCCCTTATTCCCATCGGCGGCCGAAACGAGGGTGAAACCCTCGGCAACCGCGGCCGCGTCGCCCTGGACGGTGCCATCCGCGGCAACCGTGGCGGAC